AGAGTAAGTACGGCGGCTATTAACTTATTAGATATAGCAGGTTTAACGCTATGGCTAAAAAGAGATACGGGTATAACTTTTACTGGCACGGGCGTTTCTGAGTGGACAGATTCAACTACTAACAATAACGACGCTAATCAAAGTAGAGACGGCAATAAGCCCGCTTATACGTCGGGCGGTAAAATTACTTTCGACGGCGTTAATGATACTATGATTTTAGACAATCAAATAAATCTAGGAGCTTTTACCATTTGCATAGCTATGAATCCAGACGAAACGGGAACGCTAACAAATGACGCCCCACTAGGTAGAGCGGGTAACGACGTAATTAAACTATACAGAGCAGGTGACGACGAGCGTATAGCTATAAAAGCTAACGGGGTACAGTCAGAAATTAACCCTATGAGCCAAGCTTTCCCAACCACGCAATTTTTACTAACTTGCATACGTAACGCTGCGGGGCTTTTTACCGTACGTATTAACGGTACTGAGGTAGGCGGAGTAGCTACTACTATTACAGATTTATTCGATATTACGCAAATAGGTAGCGGCGATATAGCTAATACTCAATTTAGCGGTAACTTAAATGAGTTTGCTATATGGAACGTAGAGCTAACGGGCAGCGATTTAACTAACGCAGAAAGCGACATAATAAGCAGAAACGCAATATAATGAAAGATAGACTACTAAATATACAACTTACTAACGAGGTACAACCTAAAGTAAGAGAGATTAACGGGCTAGAGTGGGTACAATATGGCGACGGAGAATATAGAAATAACTACCCAATGTACTTAGTAGACTTATATAATAATAGCGCAACGCACGCCGCAGTAATTAACGCTACGGCTGCTATGATAGCGGGCGAGGACTTACTACCCGAAGAGCACGACGATTTAAGCCAATACGTAGAGCTAAAGAAATTTTTAGGAGCTATAAACGGTAAAGAAACGGCACATGATATATTTACTAAAGTAGCTTTTGATTTAAAACTACAAGGCTCGTTTGCTTTAAATGTTATTTATTCTAAAGATAGAAGTAAGATAGCAGAGGTACACCATATACCAGTAGAGCAGCTAAGAGTAGGAACGCCCGACGAAAACGGTATAGTAAGAGACTACTATATAAGTGCGGACTGGGCACAGTATCGTAAAAAGGAGTATATGCCTAGACGTGTAGCAGCTTTTAACGCTAACGATAGACGACAGGGCTCGCAGATATTATATACGGGCTTATACTCGCCTGCTATGGAATTATACCACACGCCCGACTATGTAGCAGCTACTAACTGGGTACAAGTAGATAACCTTACCTCAGACTTTCACTTAAACAATATAGCCAATGGATTTAGCGGCAGCTATTTTATTAATTTTTCTAATGGTATACCTTCACAAGATGAAAGGGAACAGATAGAGAGACAGATAACTCAAAAATTTACGGGTGCTAATAACGCGGGTAAGTTTGTTTTAACCTTTAGCGACGACGCAAATAGCCGCCCCGAGATAGTACCTATACAAGTATCTAACGCAGATAAGCAGTATACAGTACTTAACGAGCTATGTATACAAAATATAATGATAGGGCACAGAGTAACCTCGCCTATGCTTTTAGGAGTAAAGACAGAGGGGCAGCTAGGCGGACGTAACGAGCTTACGCAAGCTTACGAGCTATATATGAATACAGTAGTAAAACCCTATCAGAATACTATTTTAAGGACGTTTAAGCGACTTTTAGCAGTAAATGGGGTAGTAGTGCCGTTTGGGGTAAAAGATACGCAGCCGCTTAACTCTTTATTTGGTGCGGATATATTAAAAGACGTACTAACGCAAGACGAGATAAGAGAAGAGGCAGGCTATGCACCTTTAGAAACTGGCGAGCAGTCAGTAACCGAAGAGGTAAAAATGAGCTCAGACAATATTTTAGACGACTTAATAGACTTATACGGCGAGGACGAAAACCTAGAAGAGTGGGAGCTAATAGACGAGGACGACGCTACAGACGAGCATGAAGATTTCGACTTTCAATATAACATTGAAAAGCTAGAGCTTGCTAGTACTGGTAGAGCAATACCTAACGCTAAAAGCGAGCAGGACGGCGTAAGTACACAAACGCATAAAACTAAATATAGAGTTAGATACGTATACACTACAGAAAAAACTTTTAATAACCCTAACGAGGGGCTACCTAGTAGAGAGTTTTGCGACAAAATGGTAAAAGCTAATAAAATTTATCGTAAAGAGGACATTATACGAATGGGCTCGCAGGCAGTTAATAAAGGTTGGGGCTTACGAGGAGCAGATACGTACTCTATATGGAAATTTAAAGGCGGCGGCGACTGTAGACATAAGTGGTTTAGACGTATTTATATACAAGCAGGCGACAAAGCTACAAGAGACGATAGAGTAATAACAACTACTAAAGCACGTAGCAGAGGTTTTAAGCCACAAGTAAACGAGCAAGAGGTAAGCGTAGCACCTAAAAATATGGACAACAGAGGTTTTGTAACTAAAAAAATGAGCTAAAATGGCGGTACTATTTATATCAGAAGAGACAATAAAAAATAGCACAACGATAAACGGAAACGTAGACGTAGAGCTATTACTACCTTATATTAAAGTATCGCAAGACATACACGTACAACAATTACTAGGTACTAATTTATACGAAAAGATAGAGGCAGAAATAACGGCGGGAACTTTGGCAGGAGACTATAAAACTTTAGTAGATGAGTACATACAACCCGTACTAGTGCACTATAGCCTATACGAATGTATGCCTTTTTTATCTTATAAAATAATGAATAAAGATATAGTACGTAAAATATCAGAGACTAGTACGCCCGCAAGTTTAGAGGACATTAAATATATGCGTAATATCATAGTTAATACGGCTCAGTTTTACGCAGAGCGTTTAGTAGAATACCTTAGAAATAATACAAGTTTATTTATAGAGTATAGCAATAATACGGGCGCAGATATGAGCCCTACAAGCGAGGCATACTTTAACGGTATGAACTTAAACACAATACAAAAAAGTACTAGAATTACTTTAAACGACTTTTTAACGCCAGACATAAGCAGAGGGTGCTAATATGTATAAGCCAAAAAAAGAAAATATAACAAAGCTAAAAAGCTATTTAGAAAAGCAAAAAGATGAAAAGCCTAATAAAAGAGAACGCAGACGTATTAAGTCTAAATAGTATAACGGCAGCTATAAGCTTTTCGGCGGTAGAGGAATTACTACAAATAGTACTTTTAGTAGTGTCTATTTTATATACTGTAGATAGGTATATATACTATAGAAATAAAAGAAAAAATAAAAACTAAATTAGTTTTTTTATTATATCCTAGAAAAATATAGTTTTTTTTATTTACAAAAAAGCGTTAATAACCTTACCTAGTAATTTTAGCCTATTGCAATAACTCAAACTTTTGTTATACTGATATGCTAGCACTAGTAAAATAGCTTAGAACGCTTTAAAATAGGCTTAAAAACGATTTAGACAAAAACAAGTAAAACTATAAAAACTTTATAAAAGCGTCAGTAAATGAAGTACTTTAATTATGAGGAATTTGATAGCCCCGACGAAATAGGTAGCGGTTTACCGACTACAGACGGCGGCAAAATGAACGTAAATTTTTTACATAAATTAGATGAGGCGAGAGCTATAAGCGGCGTACCTTATAAAATTACAAGCGGCTATAGAACGCCAGAACATAACGCAAAAGTAGGCGGGCGAATTAATAGCAGCTCGCACCTAAAAGGCGTAGCCGTAGATATTAAATGTAACAATAGTAGCGACAGAGCTAGAATACTAAAAGGGCTATTTACTGTAGGCTTAGGGCGTAGGGTAGGTATAGCCTCTAATTTTATCCACGTAGACGCCGACTACGATAAACCTAGTGCTATATGGCTTTACCAGTAGTAAGTATTATAAAAGAGCTATTTACCGGCGGAGTAACCACGTTAATAGACGAGGTAGTAACTAGCAAAGAAGAGAAGCTAGTACTAAAAGCTAAATTAAAAGAGCTAGAGACTAACTATACTAAGGTAGTTGAGGACAATATAACGCAAAGATGGCAGGCAGACGCTAACAGTAGTTTGTTAGCAAGAAATATACGCCCCGCTAGTTTAATATTTCTTTTATTTATATTTGTAGTTATTAGCTTTTGCGACGGCAACTTAGGCGAGTTTACACTAGCAGACGGTTATAAAGAAATTTATAGCAGTTTGTTATTAGTAGCGTTTTCGGCTTACTTTGGTAGCAGAGGGCTAGAGAAAATAACTAAAATTAAACAAGATGGCAAACAATAGGTACAGATTAAAACCCGAAGAGGAGGCTCTAATACTTAACTATCGTAAATACTCTAAAAATAACGTACTAGTTATAGGAGATATACACGAGCCGTTTACTTTAGACGGATATTTAGAGTTTTGTTTAGAGCAGTATCATAAACACGAATGTAACGAAGTAGTATTTATAGGCGATATTATAGACAATTTATACGCAAGTTACCACGAGACGCCTACGTGTGCTATGGGTGGCGACAATGAGCTAGAGCTAGCTATAAAAAAATTAGCTAAATGGTACGAGGCTTTTGATAAAGCTACCGTTATTATAGGTAACCACGATAGGCTAATAATGCGTAAAGCTCAGACTAGCAATATACCGAGCAAGTGGATAAAAAGCTATAAAGAGGTTTTAGAAGTGCCTAACTGGAACTTTACAGAGCGTTATGTAAAAGACGACGTACAATATATACACGGCGAGGGCGGTACGGCTCGTACTAAATGTAGGGCGGATATGATGAACACAGTACAGGGGCATCTACATACACAATGTTACATAGAGCACTACGTAGGGCAAAATTTTAGAGTTTGGGGTATGCAAGTAGGAACGGGAATAAATCACGAATCATACGCTATGGCATACGCTAAAGCAGGCAAAAAACCAGCCGTAGCTTGTGCGGTTGTAAAAGACAACGGCAGCCTACCTATAAATATACTTATGCCGCTCTAGTGCGTAAGTTTTAAGCTATTATCTTTACTTTTTAATATCAATACAAGGCAAAGGCTATACAACGCCTTAAAACGCCTTAAAATCAATCTACTCTAGTATCCGTCAGCCGTCCGTCACAAATAAGTATATATATATATTAATATAATATAGTTTATAATAGATATATAAGTATATATATAGTTATTATAGTTATTTATATATATATATTACTAGGTTAAAATAAAAAAATATTAAATTATTTTTACATATTTTTGTTAAAATGTTTGGTATTAATAAAAATAGTAGTAATTTAGCCGAGCAATAACACTAAAACATAACACGATGACAAATTTTAAGACAATAGAACAAGTATTAGAGGCAAATGAAAACTACAAAAAAATTCAGATAGAACTATCTAACGGTAAAACTATGATAATTGATTTTTACAATAATATAATATATAGATGTAATCCTAAAACAGGCGTTGAGCAAACGAGAGAATTTTACTTTGATACAACAAGAATGTTAAAATTAGCAAAAAGATATATTAAAAACCAAGCTTAATAATAACTTAATATCACTAGCTCGCACTTAACGGTGCGGGCTTTTGGTGGTATAAGGCAATAATGCCGCACTATTTAATAATAATACAATGGACTTAAAAACACTATTTAAAGAAACTTTACCCGCTTACTACGACGAGGTAAATAAACAAGAGACTTACGTATATCTAAGTACTGTAAACAAAGTTTTAAACGAGACTAAAGAGAGAATAAGAGAGCGTAAGGTAGCTAACCACGTAGACGGCTATACAGAGATAGCCTTAGGCTTAGAGCTTGCTCTAAACGAGTTAGCCTTTGTAAGCTCAGAGATAACCTTAGAACAGATTAAAACGGTAAACGATGAACAATAAAGAAGAGACAAGCTTAGAACTTATAGCGGGTGCTATAATAGTATTTTTACCTTTAATTTTACTTTGGTTATAATGACGCAGCAAGAGACACTAAACAAAATATTTAAAGACAACGGCTTAATAGCTGAGGACGTCTTTAAACATCAGCACTATACAATAATAACTAGAGCGGGTATAGATAAAATACAAGCTAAAAAGAGTATAGAGATACGCTACGAGCTAGAGAGGTGCGAGCCTACCTTTGCAGTAGTAAAAGCCTACGCCTCTTTAGGTGCTAGTAAGATAGAAACTTACGGGAGTGCTTTAAAGGGTAGTAGTTTTAAAGATGGTAGTACTAATACCTACTACGTCGTAGAAATGGCAGAAAAACGAGCTATGAGTAGAGCCGTACTTAAACTAGCGGGGTTATACTCTTTAGGAGTTTTTGGCGAGGACGAGAGCGAAAGCTTTAAAAAATAATTAATTAATTAATAAAATCAATATTATGAGTTTAGAAGTAAAAGGAAATTTAGTAAAAGTTTTAGAAATGCAAAGCGGAACAAGTAAAGCGGGCAAAGGGTGGGTAAAACAATCTTTTGTAGTAGATACTGGGGCAAAGTTTAACCCCGAAATATGCTTTAATTTATTCGGACAAGAGAAAGTAGATTTACTTTTAGAGTTTTCGGCAGGCGACGAGGTAGAAGTACTTTTTAATCTATCGAGTAGAGAGTACAAAGGTAACTACTATACGAGTGCGGACGTTTGGAAAATGCAAAAAGTAGAGACTAGTAACGCTTTAGATAATCATTTTGAGGGCTCTACGCCGTCAGATTTACCCTTTTAATATGAACTACGATAACTACAAACTAGCCACGCCCGACTATAGCGACTTAGTTACGACTTGCTGCGGTGCTGAGGTAGAAACTAAAGAGAGCTTAGCACACGACGACAAATACGACTATTGTAGTTGCTGCGGCGAGACAGATATAGAGGCTATAGAGCCTTACGAGTACGACGAGCGTAAACGAGAGGACGCCGCAGAATTTAACCGAGACGATATATAAATATGAAAAAGGAAACTAGCGACTTATTAGAAAAAGCTCACTTAACAATAACTAACGCCAGAGGCTTAGACGTACCTAAGTACCAACTAGACGAGGCATATAAAAAAGTAAGAGCGATTTATAGACAGATAAAAGAAATAGAGCCCGATATTTACGAGGTGCTTAATTCAGACGATAACCACAAAACTATTAAAAAATGAACGAGTTTATATTAGAGATAAATTTAGTAACCTCTATTACAGAGCGTAAACTAGGTTTAGAAATGGGTAGCTTAAACGTCAAAAAGAAAACCGAGACTTTAGTACTGGGGCGTATGGTAGTATTTAACTTACTTATGCAGGGCGGAGTAACGCCCGCTAAACTATCAAACTATTTTTGTAAGCACCGTACCGCCTTTTACCACTATAAAAAGCTACATAAATTTTATTTTACTAATTTAGCAGCGTATCCAGAGTACGTAACTTTATATAAAGAAGTGCTAGAC